TTAGAGGCCCTAGCCATGATAGCCTTGTCGTGGTCTAAAGCGGCGCTCTGGCGGTCTGCATCGGTCTGGAGGGCAATCTGGTCAGTCCTGATCTCTTCGACCTTCTGCTGGGCTAAGAAGCCCCTCTCTGCAAGGGCTAGTTCACGCTCAGTCTGCATCTGTGCAAGCTTTAACTCCTGAGCCTTGTCAGCCCTGTCTTGGAAGAAGCTAAGTACCTGTGGTAAACCAGAGGCTAGGAAACCAACAGCAGAAGATAGAAGGGATAACATAATAACTCCTTAAGGCTTATAGCCCATGACGTAGGCAAAACTAACTAGGATAAAAGCAGCTATAAAACAGTACCACTTGAGCATTGCAAGTTTGTGTATGTCTCTACCAAACTCATCAGTTAAATCCTTGTTGTCCTTAAGGATTCTCTGCTGGATAACCTCTACCTCAGCCCAAGCAGCCTGACCATGCTTCTCGATGATGTCCTGCTTTAGTTCGTCCTGTAGCTTCTTGATTTCGTATACTCCTCGCCACTCCTCGACAGCAGAGAAGACAGAAGTATCTGATGGTCTCTTCTTTTGCTTACGGCGGTAGGCATCTCTGGCTTGGATCTCAGACTTACCAAGGTCTTGAATGTCCTTAGTAACAGCCTCTAGCTCCTTACCTACAGCTAAAGCTTCCCTAATGCCAGAGACAGCAGCCTTGGCAGCTTGTGTTACTGGTTCACTCATGGTTTACCTTACTGGTGTAAGATCACTAAAAAAATCTTCTTCTTCTGGAAGCACCTGTTCAGGACGAGATTCTGCCATTCCAGTCACAACTCCGGCACGATAGATATTAACACCAACCCTGCCCATCACAGTGTTTAAAACCCCGAGGGCGATGTCTTTAGCCTTATCTGAGGCAGCATCAGTATTAATAATTTTAACTTGTTTTAAGGCTTCTTTAGCAGCGTCAGTGTCTTTAAACAGGTTAATCCAAGCATTATCTTTTGCTTCCATTCCCTTTTGCTGAAAGAACCTTGAGAACAGAATAGCTGCTTTCTGAGGAGCAGACACAATTGGCCTACGGATCGTAGACATAACACCTGTGGCACTTGTTCCTATCATCTGCTGAAGAACGTCTCCTTCAAGGATTTGTATTGGCGGTGAAACATTAAGCTTTCTTGTTAGTAGTTGAGCAGCTTCTACTAACTGTGAGGCTTGATTAAACTGTTCTTTACCAAAAGCCCTAGTAAATGCTAGTTTATTATCCTGAAAGAACTTAACAGGATCTGTTGAGTTTATGGCACGATCCAACATAATACCCTGCATTCCTCTTAAGGATCTTCCAGTTGGATCAGCCTTAGCTGCCGCTGTAATAGCTGCCAGCCTATTCATGTCCTCAAAAGCTCCTGCTTGAGTGGTAGCAAATACCTTTTCTAGATCCTGACGCTTAGTAATTGCACGAAGAGCAGACCTCTCCAGAGCTTGTTCGCCCTCCAGAGCAGCATTCTTCTTAGCAAGGTGTGTAGCCAGCGCACCTTCGGTATTGGACAGAAAGTCTTGTAGTGCTGGGATCTTCCTAACAACTCCATCATTAGTACGCATAAAGGTACGAAGGGCTGTTTGATTTACTGTTCCATCAGCATTTAAGGATGAAGTAGATTTCAAAAACTTATCAATTAAACCAGCCTTAAGATACTCTTGTGTTTCATCATTATCACCAAAGATTTTAAAGAAGTCATCGACATTTGATGGTTTGACTAGCTTATCAATTACATCTTCGTCCTTGACACGAACACCAAGCCTTGTCTCTGCCCCTAATAGACCACCAAGACCACGCTTAAATACCTCACGATAGTCGCGGTCATAGGCTGCATTAAGACCATAGAACTTGTCTCTAATATCTTCTGGAAGAGAATCAATCTGTGCTTTTACTTGACCCTTTAAGTCACCCAATAGCATAGCCTGCCTACCAGCTCCCGGCACACCTTGAGAGTTTGCTAGATCTGCTGCATACAAGTCTTTGTTAATTTGACGATAGAGTGACCGAACATCTTTAAATGACGTAGACCCAAAGGCTGGTTTATTTTCAGTCATTGGAAGACCATCAGGGCCTAGTATACTTATACTTTCTACTTTCTGAGGAGCAAAAGCATCATCAACAAGTTTAAAAAGTTGTGGGTTCTGCTCAAATACTTGCTTATTACTATTGACAAAGTTATAAATAGATTCAGTCTGTGCTGGTTTTAGATTCACATTCTTAGATGAGGCTTCTGCATCTAGTGCGTCATACTGAGTGTCAAAAGATTGACGAGTAGCTTCCCTACGGTTTGTATAACGCGCACGAATCTGAGCACCTAAATCTTGAGCACCAGTCTTGACAAACTGTGAAGATAGTCTCTGTATATCGTCATCTGCTGAGTTAACCAAAGTAGACAGAGCAGCCGCTGTACGGTCTAACTGCCTACCAGCAAATACATAGGACGAAGACGAGGATGGAAATAGCTCCGCAGCCTTGTTCTTGATAGCTATTTGACTAGCAATAGTTTGTTTTTCTACTTCAGGAATCTGTTCTGGCCTACGCTCAAGGGCTGCTCGTGCTCTAGTACTAGCAGTTGTTGCTCCAGTGGCCTGATAAAGATTAGGATCAAAGCCCGGAATAAACTGTTTTAGTTGTTGAACCCTAGCTAACTGCTCCACCATCTGAGGATTTTCTTTAAGCAGTTGTTCCATTTGTTGTGCATTAGCCGCCGTAAGAATCTTATTCATATTCTCAGGACCAACAGCATCTGACACATCTTTTAACATTGAACGATATAAGTTTGACCCAATAGAGATTAATTTACCGCTAACCAAGTCTCCTAATATTTGACCCGTTCCTCCTCCAGTTACTCCTCCTACCAATTCGCCAGTAATTCGACCCGGAGCACCTGCTACTTCTTGACCAATACCACCTGCAAATTCTGCTCCAGCACCTGCCCCAAACGCACCAGTGACTGCTCCTGTTCTGCCACGGGCAAACAAAGAAGCACCTCTTAAAGGAACAGGTAAAGCAACCATAGGAACCGCTTCAACACCAGCACCAAACATTCGTGTTACTAAATCAGGCTGAGTTGCTGGCTCAAAGCCAAAGTACGGCTGTCCTCCCCTTAATACCTGCTTTTCAGCTTCACTTGAGGACAGTAAAGTAACAAGATTACTGAATCCTAGTTTTAGCCTATTAGCAACATAATCCCCAAAGTCTACTTTAGTAGGGGCTACGTCAGGCTCTACAGCCACAAAGCCGGGGCCTCCTGCAGTTACAGCAGCGCCGGGACTACCTTGCCTTCTAAGACGCTCTTCTTCGTCCTCAGACAAGTCTCCCATAACACTTCTTGGCTTACGAACAGGAGTTAAATCAGCAAAGAAATCATCACCCATTCTTATTGTTCCTTTTTCTTTTGTTTTACCAGAACGCCTTTTTGAACTATGTATACACTACCATCTGGTTTTGTATGTACAGAATTTTCAGCATAACGTGGATCTTTCTTTTGTGCTGCCGACAAAGACACAGTGTCTGGCGCAGCAGGTGCTTTTGGTTCAAGCCCTCTTGTTAGTGCAAACTGCTTTTCAAAAGGAGGAAACAATAAGTTAGCTTCCTTTTCATCACCCGCAGCAGCTCTATATGTACTTGCAATTGATTCATATTGAGGCTTTAGCACGTTATCTCGAAGAGCTTTTAATGTTGCGTCAATGTCAGACTTTTGAGGAGCTACACCAGTACCTGTTAAGAAACTAGAAATACGGCCTGCAATACGAGTATCTAACGCTCCTGTGTTTCCTAAAGCTGCTATCTCTGATGCTGCTTTCTGAGAATCTCCAAAGGCAGAACCAAGTTCTTGCTTTAACGCCGCTGCTGACAATGGACTCTCTTTTCTAGAGTTTAGTTCCAAAGCCCTGTTTAATGGAATAATCTGCTTACTAACATCTTTTATTGCTTCCCTAAACTGACCTAATACTGCAAATCGTTCTTTAGGAGTGTTAATAGTAATATCAGCACCTTCTTTACGAAAACCGCCAAAGTAAGGAGTTCTCTGCCCTCCAACACCTAACTTAAACTGTTGATCTCCTAGTCTGTATACGGCCTGACCGTCATCAGCAGCAAAGCCTATCTTAGACATAGACTCTGGTTTATTTAAATCCATGTCTAACTTCATAGTACCACGAGTAGCAGCTTGAGTTAAAGCATTTAACCTTTGTGTTTCTGGTAAAGCCTGAATAAATTGATTAACTTTTTCTGAATAAACAGGATCGATTGGTTCAGCAACCCCCATCTCATTAACACGAGATAAAGGCTGTGTAGGATCAACACCAGCAGCTCTTAACTTAGCAGCAATACGAGCATTCAGTTTCTGTGCTTCTCCTGTTAAAGCTTCAGGATTATCTGCTACAAACTTTGTGGTATCCCTAAACTGTTTTTCCTCTTCTTGTCCAGCCTTTTGAGCTAGTTCTCTTGCTGTTGCAATAGAGTTAGCATACTCAGAAGTCTGCGGTAAAGAAGCTGCTAAAGCCTTATAATAGTCTGCTGATCCTGCCTCATAGTTTTGACTAGCAGAAGAGATAGCGTCACGGACAGTAGATTGGAACTTAATCTCTGGGTCTTCTGATCCAAATAACTTATTAGCCCCTGCTCCGAATAACTGACCGATAGAAAACCCAATAGACCGATAAGGGTCTCCACTTAACAACGAAGCACTTACTCTTGCTGCTTCTTCTTGTCGTTTACGCTTACGCTCTTCAGGATCGTATCCAAGTATCTGTGTAAAAATGCCTGTCTTAGCCATATATTATCCTTATCGTCTTCCACCACCAAATGCAGAACCAGCGCCTTGTGCTATACCAGCAATCAACTGTGCGTTTATTGCGGCAGCGTCTTTTGCACCAGCGTACTGAGTCGCAGCAGCTTGACTGAGTAATCCTGCAGCAGCAGAAGCGCCTTGTTGAGCAGCTCCACCAATCTGTAGACCAAGCTGTAGAGGCTGCTGACCCATCTCTTCGATAGTACCGATAGTACCAAGGTAGGACTGTAGAGGAGCAAGAGCTTGACCCGGAAGAGCGTACTGCTGACCAAACAACCCAAGGCCTTGACTCATGAGACCAGAACCAAACATTTGCCTTTGCTGCGCTGCCTGCTCTGCTTGAGCACCTAACTGTAACTCTTGCATTCTACGAGCACCTGCTAAAGTAGACAGTTCAGGTTGTGCCCCACCGATGGTTAACCCAGCACGACCACGACCAAAAACAGAGGAAGCCAGTCGCTGTTCTTCTGCCTGACGAGCAGGAGCTAACAAGGCCATCTGTTCATTAAAGAACTGCTGCCGTGCCATCTCAGGAGACTGAGCAATGTACTGCTGGCCTAATCCAAATAACTGTTGGCCTGCCATTCCTACTTGTTGAGAAGCTTGTTGTGCCTCAGCAGCTTGTTGAGCAGCAAATGGGGCTAGACCAAAGAGTTGGTCCTGAATAGCTTTTAACTCAGGAGCTACTGTATACTCAGCAGAAGATACTCTAGGTATTCCTCCTACAGTTTCGTACCCAAATTTAGATGTACCAAACCTAGAAGACATCCCAACAGGACGGAACACTGACGCTAGGGCAGCTTCTCGTTGTGATTGAGCTGCTTGGTTTGCAGCATCACGAGCTTGGTTAGCCCCTGTTATGTCCCCGATAAACTTTCCAATAGCCTTACCCATTATAAACTCCTAACATTAATCTGATAAACATTTCCATCGTTTCCTATCAAATTTTTTAAGTATTCAAATCCTATCGTTTTACTAAACTTACTAAGCTTATCATTGTCTATCATTGCATATAAAGGAGCATTGAGTAGTGATTGAAGCTGGTTTAAATCTCTAATATAATGTTTCTTTGTTTCTGCTGACCACTTAAACACATCTGTATGAAGCCAGTATAAGTTACTAAACAACTCCAAGTACATTATATATTCTTGTCTATTTACTACTGGAAACTTATACATCAGGTCTTCATAATGTAGCAAAGGGCATAGTATGGCGGCAGGTTAGCGTTAGTGCCTGACGAACCCGCTGAAGCAATAGAAACACTAATTCCAGTTGTCGCAGTATTTACAGAACCTGGATCATCTGGAATTGCTGTAACAGCCCCGTAATACTGTGTACCGTTAGCGCCTCCAGCAGTACCAGCTACGTTTGTTAAACCGTGCGTATGGCCTGGGTCACCCACAGTTGTTGTATGCGTATGGCTTACAAGTGTTGCATTAGCAGAACCACCAGAAGCCCCTACAGTTACTACTCCACCAGAAGCTGATATTGTAGTGCTTGCAAAAGACTCACCAGTATTTAGAGTATATGTCCCTGCCCCACCAGTGCCTGATCCAAGGGCAGTAATGTTAATACCAAAGTCAATACCAGTTCCTGTTAAGAACTGACCAACAGCAAGCGTTCCAGAAGCAACTGCTGAAACTCTTAGAACTGTAGAGTTAATAGTCAGGGTTGTGCTAGCCAAGGTATAAGTACCAGTTAAGCTAGCTGAGGTTCTAGACTGGCTAGTGTCTACAGTGTAAGTACCAATACCGCCAGTAGTTCCAGTAAGTTGATTTACAATTTTAGTACCTGCTGTAACAGACCCACCAGTTAGAACCTGATCTGTGATAATTGTACCAGACGCAACAGCAGTTACTGTAAGTGTGGTTCCAGAAATAGAACCTGTAAAGGAAGAAGTAGAACCAGTGTAAGTTAGTGTGTAAGTTCCCGTAGTTCCTGTTCCAGTACCAAGACCTGAGATGGTAGCAGTCTGTAGGATCGAAGAGTGATTTACAATATCGTTTACAGCTAGTGTACCAAAAGTTACCGCAGAGACGGTTAGAGTGGTTCCAGAGATATCGCCAGTAACAGATGCTCCTGCAGTTCCTGTTGCACTTGCAGCAATAGAACCAGCACCAATAACAAATCTGCCACGAAGGTCAGGAGTTGAGTTAGTTCCATCACACAGCACCCAGCCAGAAGGAATACTTGCCTGAGACCCTGACCACAGTAAGATTAAGCCAGCAGGCAGCAAGGGAGCAATAGCACTTTGGACAAAGGCTGTACTAGCTAATTGAGTAGTGTTGGTCCCAAAGGAAGCAGTAGGACCTGCTGGAGTACCTGTAAAGGTAGGACTGTTTAGGTCTGCCTTAGACGAGATAGCAGAGGCGATAGCGTTATACTCGGTATCAATCTCTGTTCCCTTGATGATCTTGGCTGGGTTGCCAGAGGCTAGACCGTCTTTAACAGCAAAGTTAGTAGCTTTTACATAGTTACTCATGCTTGTTTTCCTTGTTTAATATAAACGTCAATCCTTTGAATAGAGATAGGGTTGCCATTGATCTCAGCCTCTAGTCCAATCTGCATAACAGACCCTGTGCCACCAGCCTGTATCTTAAACTTATCGAGGACAATACCGTCTGAGAACTCAGCAATATTGTATTCCCCTATATTATACTCGTAAACTACCGAAGTGTCAAGCTTTTTCGAAAAAGCAAAGTAATTTTCGTTATAATCAAAGCCCCACTTAACAGCCACGTTCTGGTTAGAACCCCCAATAACCACAAACCCAATCTGTTTCATGATCTTTTCAACGGTAGGCTGCTCAAAGTCAAAGTAGTTCGTAAAGTAACTAAACCGATAATTAGTCCCATTGTCAGAGTGTCCAAAGTACTTTCCTATATACCCAGGTTTACCAAGGTATAACTCTTTGGAGTTTGTTACGATAAGGGACTTAGGCTCTATAGCACTCCAAGTAGTAGCCCTAGCAGACCCATCCTGCAGAGGAGTCCTCATATCAAAGCAGTATACCGACTTAGTAACAGGTAAGGTTAGCAGGTAAAAGGCATCCCTGTCATAGTAGACAGACTTGATATTAGCTGCTGTCTCAGAGGCCACACTAGTCATAAGGTCATCTCGAACATTCTTAGAGATATCCCGCATAGGTAAGGACTTCTCCTGAATAACTCGCTGAAGGCTTCTAACCCCAGAATCAGACAAGAAGATAATATCCGTACCAGTGCTCTGAACAGAGTCTCTAGCGATACAGCCCACATTAGGGATATAGTCTGCTAAGGTCAGCGTAGTCACATCGATTGGGTTAGCATAGACAGCGATGTTATTACGACCAAAGATAATAAGGAATCCATTGTGCGCTGCAATAGCCACTATCTTATCCGAGTTAGGGAAGACAGCGTTTAAGGATAGAGAGCCAGAGTCTCCACCTTGGAAGTCTGATCCATCTAGTAAGCGAGTGAAGTATACTGTCTGAGGATCTCCAGCAATGTCTGCCACCCAGATACGTCCATAAGCCGCTAGAGCGCAGTTAGGAGCGAAGTCACCAGCAGAATACCCCAAAGGCATTGTCCCTACATCAGCGAGCCTCTGGAAGCCGAAGGAGCCTGTGTGAGAGTGTGGGTTAGCAGTGGTTGTTACTGTGCTAGTTAGAGTATTAGATACTGAATAACCAGCACCACCAGTGGTAATAGTTACAGTAGCCACGCCTGTAGCAGACAAAGTAGCCACAGTAACGGTAGCAGCAGTGGTTCCACCAGACAAGGTTAGGATATCTCCTACATTGTAGCCTGATCCAGCAGCAGTAATAGTCAAACCAGTGATAGCGCCGCTAGAGACAGTAGAAACTGTAAACGTAGCTCCAGTTCCCGGAGTAGCCATACGATGGTACATCAGCATAGGATGACCAGACTGAACCAAGTAGGCATGAGGCTCTGCATCAGAACCATCACCGTAGGGTAGAGCAGCTCCCTGCCAGTTGTTTCCAGTGATTGTGTAGGCTAAGTCTGCACTGTTAGCTTGATTGCGTACAGTCTTGGTAGTCATCGTGGTAGTACCAGTAAACAGCTTATTGTTACCAGCACTAAGGAATTGACTAGACCCAGTATCAGTTAACTCAAACATAAACTCTACTGGGTTAGCAGCGCCTAAGTCTGTATTGACAGCAGAGTTCACAGGTGTCCAGCCTCTACGAGCACCAATACGACCATACCTATCAACCACGCAGTTGTTAGCCTCTAGCGCAAAGCCAGAAGACAGAGACACTGCAGACTCTTGGATGTTTAGTCCAAAGAATCCTGGTGCTGCGATACTAGCCGTTTGTGATGGAGATGCCATTAGATAGCGTCCCAAGTAAATTCATCTGGATAATGATTACCTTCGTTTGCCACATGATCTGCTAAGGATGTTTGATATAAAGCATAAGCCTCAGAGCTGCTTAGTCCACCGTCTTCACCACGTTCTGCCAGTGCCTTCGCATAGGCCAAGAAGATGACAGGCTCATCAGGAACCTTTATCTGGTCTGAGTTAAGAGCTAGTTGTGCCTGTGGTTTAATGATGTTAAAGTTAAGAGTATATGTACCATTAGGAATAGGATATAGATCTACTTGAGTATCTCCATTAGAATCTACACCGTTAAAGTTATAGTAGCGAGGAGAACCTAACTCAGGAGCTTGATTTAAAAACTTATTATTCATATCACTGGTAGAAGCGTTCTCCATGAACCAATCGCTTGTATCATTTATAACGTCAAAGACCCTGAAGCGAATACCAGCATTAGTCATAACATAGTTAAAGAGGTTAGCAGTAGTAGAGACAGTTAAGGTTTCAGACAGAGCATTCCAATTGTATGCGTCTTCTACCTGCCTCTTAGCGTCATTAACGAACTTGCTAATTAGTTTGGAGTATGAGGTGTCATTGACTGAAGTAACCTCGTTCTCACGAAGCCTAACCAGCACATCATTGACAAGTTCTAGATAAGTTTTGTTTGCCATTTAGCAATCCCATTTCCTAAGTGCCAGTGCTTTCCTTGTTGGTCTGCCCTTCTCATCCTTCATAGGTCCCGGCACACCACTCATACGAGCACAGAAAGACTTCCTACGAGCAGCCTTCTTAGGAGACTTTGCAGCCTCTTTAGAGGACACTGGAGGCTTCAGGTTAGCGCCTTCCTTGTTCTTAAAGTATGCCCTGCCTTTGGCGTTTAAGCCACCTTCTGGGTTCTGATATACTTTCTTTACCATTTATTTCTTCTTTGCTGTCTTTGCAGACTGTTTAAATGCCTTAGCAGTGGGTGCGCCTTTAGAGCCTACCTTACGCATCTTCTCTCCAGATCCCTCTGCTATCCGTTTACGCTTTGCATTGATGTTGGCATAGAGGCCGGGCTTCATTTCTTGGCCTTTGACTTTGCTTTACGAGCAGTAGACAGAGCAATCGCAATTGCCTGCTTCTGTGGCTTACCAGCCTTCATCTCTTTACGAATGTTCGCAGAGACAGTCTTTTGTGAGTATCCTTTTTTGAGTGGCATTAGTAACCTTTCTTAGCTGGTTTCTTAGAAGTCTTCTTCATGCACTTTCCTGCTTTCTTGCACTTAGCAGGGCTAGGACATCCGGGGCAGGGTTTAAATTCTTTCATGCTATCTCCTTAAACATTAAATTGTACTGCGCTCTTTGGGGTGATATCTAAAGTAACAATATAGGTAAAACTAGAACCAGTTTCAACTAACAATCTAATCTCATCTCCTTCTTCAAGAACAACAGTTTCATTTGCATTACCACCAAACTGTAATGTTTTTTTAGCATCTACGTTAACTGCATCAAAAATAGTTACTTCAGTATTGTTGTGTTTATTATACCACCAAGCACTTACTGACTTATTACTTCCAATATGATTAGATAGAAATAATAACTGCCAATAAGCAGAGTTCTTTGTAGGAACAGTGTATACTGTTGTTTTTGTATTTGGTGTTAAAGAACCACCAACACTAATCTTTCTGCTCATATTAACCTACTTTAAGAACTAAACTGAGTAATAGAACTACGATAAAACCAGTAGTCCCAAGCAGGATCTGTTCTAGTCTCTTTAGCCTAGCGTTGATGCCTGCATAGCGTTCAGCACAGACTGCCTCATGGGTATCTAGTTGGCCTTTGACTTCGACGATTGTTGACATGGTTATGCCTCAATCTTTTCCATAATCTCGTCCATGCTCTCCGAGACTTCCCAGTTGTTGCCGTTCATACCAAACGCTACACGAACCTCTGTGCCGTCTTCTTGTTTATGCTCAAAGAACGATGCAATCAGGTCTGTGTTCAGGATTAGACTCTCACCGATGCGGCCTTTGGCGGCGTTAGTTAGTTTGATAAGTTTCACGCAGCAACCCCTTCAACTTCAACCCACGAAGTTGTAGCCTCGTCCCATGAGTAACGCTTGCCGTCATCTGGGTAGGCAACAGGTGCGTCCCACAGGCAAGTTGTCTCGTTTAGCACCCATGAGGCATAGGGCTTTGGAGGAATGAAAGCATCCCGACCCGCATCGTAGGTGTAGCCGATACCAGCGTAGTTCTTACGCAGAGGCGTTCCACCTAGAGCGTGTACGCCGCCGTGGGTGTTGTACGAAGTCTGTTTATAGACATCGCCTGTACGAGCGCAGAGTTCTGCCTCTTTACCGTCATCTTCCTGTCGGCCTACGGTCACGAATGTGACGATGTTGTTTTCGTCTAGTTTTGCGAAGTGGCTAATTTTAATCTCTCCTATTAAGAAAAAGTTACTGTTTCTGATGTGGTTGAAGTAGCCGTCACGGTGTAAATCTTGAAGCCGCCAGATGTTGTGGAGGATTGCGTTACGCCGCCTGAGAATGTAGCGGTGCGGTTATCTGGAATCTTGATGATGACTACGCCGGAGCCACCGTTGCCGCCACTAGAACCAGTATTTCCAGCCCCACCCCCACCACTACCTGTATTTGCAGTGCCAGCGGTCATACTAGCGCCAGCCTTGCCACCAGAACCGCCACCCCCAGTTCCACCAGAGGCAAGGCTTCCAGCACCATTAAAGTGTCCACCACCACCGCCTCCGGCTCTAGGTACAGATGAGCCTGTGATAGTAGATGCAACACCATTACCGCCAGCACCGCCAATAGTTGATTGACCGGCTTGACCAACAGCACCTGCACCCCCACCACCACCAGCCGCAAAAGGGGCGCTAGAGTTTGGATGACCGCTACCACCCGCATAGCCCTGATTTGCCGTTCCAGCCCCATCGCCACCATTCCATCGTCCACCACCGCCAGAGCCACCACTAGAACCGTCTGCGTTGCCTGTGTTACCACCGCCTTTGCCACCACCCGTTGAAGTAATTGTACTTAGAACAGAATTAGAACCATTGTTTCCAGTAGCACCACCAGTACCGCCAGCACCTACTGTGACTGTATAAGCAGTTCCCACACGCAAAGACAATGCTGTTTCTGCGCTTGCGCCGCCCCCAGATGTCCCTGCGGATGTCCGATAACCACCAGCGCCACCACCACCGTAATCAGAGCCAGAGCCTCCACCAGCAATCACCAAGAAGTCAACATCAAAGTTACGAACAAACGTCACAGTCTCAGATGTAGTAGACGTAGCAGTTACAGAGTAGATGTTGAACCCACCGGATGTGGACAGGCTAGATGTAACGCCGCTAGAGAATGATGCGCCTATGTTGTCAGGTACTTTAATGATGACAATGCCGGAGCCGCCTGCTGCACCGTTGTTATTTCTTTCGTCACCACCGCCACCACCACCCGTATTAGCGGCTCCCGCAGTTGGTGATGTAGAAGAAGTGCCACCATTTCCACCGCCTCCAGTTCCTCCTGTGCCTCCAGTACCAGACAAAGGGTAAGAACCACCACCACCACCACCAGCCCTTGGTACTGAGGTTCCAGTAATTGATGATGACGTTCCAGCGCCGCCATTACCGCCGTTGTTATTTGAGCCGTTACTTCCAACGGCACTTGCTCCACCGCCACCGCCTCCAGCGTTATTTGGGTTAGCGCCGCCAGAACCATTACCACCATTATTTCCTTGAGATGGAGATTGGGATGGTGTGTTGCCCGTTCCACCAGTTCCGCTTATTGAGTTACCAGCCGAACCGCCACCACCCGAACCGCCATTGTTTCCGTCGTAATCTGAGCCACTTCCGCCTCCGAAACCGCCACCACCTCCACCAGCAGAAGTAATTGTGGAAAATACCGAATTACTACCAGTCCCGCCTTTGGTACTTGCAGTTCCAGCCGCACCTCCAGCTCCAACGGTTACGGTGTATGCAGTTCCAAAATTTAAACTTTGAGAAGTAAGTTCACGATAGCCACCAGCTCCGCCGCCACCGCCTCGCTCAGAAGCGCCCCCACCACCACCCGCTACAACAAGGTAGTCAGCAAGGATAGTCGGCGCACCCTGTCCCGCAAGAAGAATCTGAAAGATGCCGGTCATTTATGACACGTTTCCTGTGATAACGCAGACTGTGCCAGAAATAAACAGAATCGTACACACACCACGGGTTGCTAAACTGACAGTAGCCTTATCTGCGTCTGTGCCAGCAATATAAGCAGTCGTGATTGTGCAAGTAATCGTGATTGCACCCGTTGTGTTATTAAAGATTGATACTGCGTCACCTTCAGCAAACGTAGCGTCTGGGATTGTGATTGATCCACCAGAGCCTACCTGAACATATTCACCAACATCTGCTGTAGTTAAAGTATAGGATCCAGTTTTGGTTCCTACCGGCGGGATGTTTTGATAACCTACTGTGAAGGTAGCATCAGGGACTGTAACAGTACGGTTAGCCGATGGAGAGGCTGAGATCGTAGATGTAAAGCTGGTTGAACCGCCACTAATTGCAATAGCCATAGTTTATTCCTTACTCATACATTATGTTGATTGTGCCAGCATCGAAGGTGTCTGTGCCGTTGACTGTGGTAATTTGAAGTTGTGTTAATACATCAGAAAGAGTCTTTTTACCGTTTTGAACACCACCAGCAGCTACACTAGAAATACCTACGGAACCTTGTAAGATCCAAGTATTACTACCGAAATTAGTTAAAATAACTGATCCGTTCCATGTGTATGTAGAAGAATTAGTTGCTGTTATTAGAAAACCAGCAGACATGGCAGTGTTTACAGTATTTGCTAACCAAGCAGTTCCTGTATACCCGCTTGTTTCATAACCACCAGAATCACCTAATTGAATTTGTACATTTGATGAACCGTTAGTACTAATTTCATTAAACATTACAGTAATTCGTTTAACCCAAGAGGGTATGCTTGTAAACTGTACAGTTGCTCCTGTGGCGCTTTTAGCAGTTTCTGATACAAGAGGATATAAATTAGTAGTAACACCACTGACCTGTACAGCACCGCTAAAAGTGCCTGCAACACCAGATACATTTCCACTAAATGTTCCAGTAGTACCAATCACCGGCCCAGATGATTCTAGGTCTGGTGTGGTAATACCGTTAGTACCGTCTAATGTAATAGCCATTTAGAACACCACCCATCTTGCGCCGTTGCTGACCGTTACAGCAAAACCATTGTTAACCGTAATCGGGCCTACTGTCCACCCATTGTGAGTACCATCAATAGTGATGTTCTCACCAATTGTCTGAGCATTCCAGAAGATTGCCTTAGCTGCTGCACTACCTTCCATCTGACCACCACCAGCAACCGTAGCCCAAGATGCTGTACTACCGTCAGTGGTTAAGTACTTACCGTTATTGCCAGTTTGACTAGGTAAAGAACTAAATGTTATCCAAGAAGTATCATAGTTAGTAGAACTATTCTTTTGCAATACCTGACCTGTAGTACCGCCAGTAGGCACACCCTGTCCAGCAGGAATAGTAAAGTCAAACACTGCTGCAGAGCTAGTGCCTGAGTTAGTTACTGTTGCGCTAGAGCCTGGAGACCCAGTAGTCGTAGTACCTACAGCAATCGTAGCAGCAGCTCCTGCGGCTCCTGTAGCTCCCGTAGCACCTGTTGCGCCTGTAGCACCAGCAGGCACAGTAAAGTCAAACACAGCAGCAGAACTAGTACCAGAGTTTGTTACTGACGCATTAGATCCGGGAGCACCAGTTGTGGTAGTTCCTGCAGCAATCGTTGCAGCGGTTCCAGCAGCACCTGTAGAGCCTGTAGCACCTGTTGCTCCAGTAGCCCCAGTATCACCACGAGGGATAGTTAGGTTTAGTGTCTGACTAGGAGAAGTACCAGTGATTGTAGCATTGGCACTAGAGCCTGCAGCGCCAGTCGCAACCGTACCAATAGAAAGCGTGTTTCCTGGTCCTGGAGCGCCTGTTGAACCAGTTGCGCCAGTAGCTCCTGTGGCCCCTGTAGCGCCTACATCACCTCTAGGTAAACCTAAAGAGAGTTCGTAAGTAGTATTATTAAATGCAGCAGTAGCAGAAGAACCAGGACTTAGCGTAGTAGCGGATACATTAAACCCGTTAGCTAAGTTAATAGATGTTGTAGATGCAAGCTGTGCTGAAGAAGCAGAATTAGATGCGCTACTTGCTGAAGAAGCAGCAGTAATTTGTGAAGTTAAGGCAGCAGCAGCAGAAGCCTGTGCAGCGGTTGCAGCAGCTATAGCACCAGTAGAGTCGTTCTCAGCATTGTTAGCACTTGTAGCAGCAGCGGCAGCTTGGTTAGCTGCCAGAGTAGCATACTGTAGGGCTAGTGCAGCGGCATTGGCTGCATCTGCTGTTGCATCACCTGGACCACCAGGACCACGATAGATAGCCATTTAATCTCCGTTAGTTTGCTTAAACAGACAGTATCTGCTTAAGAAAACTCCCCAGCCCTTGTGAGGCTGAGGAGAGCCGTTAGCTTATAAAGCCTTAGGCAGGAACTGCGAGAGCAACAGCAGAGCCGTCACGCAACTCAGCAACACCGTACAGCATATCGCTGGTAAACAGAGTACCAAGATACTCTTGTTTGTACTGAGTCTGTGAGCGAACACCCATCTGCTCAGCTAACACAAACGCGTCTTTGTGTGCTAACAAGCAGATACGGTCTGTGCCAGAACCACCAGCAGCAGTGTCAGCGTTGGTGCTTACAAATACTTTAACACCAAACACGTCACCGATTTGACCGTTACGGATTGTGTTAGCGGAACCAGCTTCGCCAACAAAAGCCTGCTCTGTGAAACGCTGAATGCTCATCAACGTGTTGCGGCTTGACGGAGGAACAATCAGGAAACGATCAGTCATCGGAACATCTTGATCATCAAGACGCTGGATGGAACGGCGAATACCTGCCTCACCAAGAGCAGCAGCGTTAGACGTGCTGGAGTTGTATATCGTTGCGCCAGTCGAACCAATGAAAGCGTTCGTGCTTGCAGCAGCAGTTGCGTAGTCATTCGTACCAATGGTAGCACCATTAACACCACGACCAAGCTGAACCAAGTCGATATCAACACGCTTAGCTAATGCATAGCCAGCATCATCCGTGTAGAAGCGGCGCAGCGAAGAGAGAGCCTGAACTTCGACAATATCTTCAATCAAGCGGCTGTACTCATAGTGCTTGTTAATGTTAACAAGAACTTCAGTCTCAGTTGCAGCAATCAGAGTTACCTGACTGGATGCAGCTTTGAGCGCAGCGTCACCACGGGTGGGCTTAGGAATGTGAAGGACATCACCCTTCTTGCCTTTGAAAGACATTTTCGAGAACAGGTTAGCAGCAACCAAGTTCTTTTTGTAAGCAGCGATGATTTCATCAGACCAAATCTCAGGGATAAATTTATCCGCTGTTGTTTTTGTTACATGATCAGTACCAAGAGCCATTTTAAATCTCCTAAATGATTAAGTTTATTTAACTCGACCCTGAGCGTATGCAGCCATAATTTCATCTTGTAGCTGGTAATAACGATCTGGGTCTTCCAGTTGTAAACGGATTAGATCCGCTCTTCGATAGACCTTTGCAGAAGTAGCACCAGTATTAGA